AGAGTTCTACGAGACTTCCGAAGCGAAGAAGTGGATCAATGCGGGTGCGGGGTCTATTGACGTTTACTCCACCTTGATTCTTGGAAAAGACGCTTTCGCAGTTACAGCGTTAGAAGGAGAGGGGCTGGAGACTATCGTTAAGCAGTTAGGTTCTTCCGGTGCGTCCGACCCGTTGAATCAGAGAGCAACAGTCGGCTGGAAGGCTCTTAAGGCGGTTGCAATCCTTACAAACCAATATATGGTTCGTATTGAAACAGGCTCTTTCTATAACGAGCATGAAGCTAACTAATAGGGGGTAATATATGGCAAAGATGGAAGCAGTAAATGCAGAAGCAGTAAATGCAGAAGCAGTAAATACAGAAGCGGTAGAAGCAGTAGAAAGGGCGAAGACAGAGAAGGTATTCCTTCCCTATGACGATACGCATAAGCGTCCATTATATGTATGTGTAAACGGGCGCTCAATGAGTGTAGAAAGAGGCAAGGAAGTAGAAATCCCAGTAGAGTTTGCCGAAGTCGTGAAAAATGCTATCCAGCAGGAAACTGAAGCTGTGAGATATTCCGATATGATGGAGTATAAAGCAGACTAAGGGTCGTTTTTGGGCGGTGGGGAGACTCATCGCCCTTTTTTATTATCACGAAAGGGGAATCTATGATTAAAGTAAGAAGTAAAACCTTGTTCATTCCTGCAGAGGAACAGAGCATAGGAGCAGTAGGGGAATCGGATTCTACAGTAAGAGAGTTTCACGTCGACAGAGTATCGGGAGACGGGGTAGACCTTGCAAATCTCTTGTTTAAGCTGAATATCCGCTATGCAGGAGTTCGAGACATTGACCGAAGCGACCTTGAAAAGGTAATCACCGACAACGAAATCATTCTTAGATGGCTTATATCCTCTGTTACGATGAGCCATGCAGGAACGGCATTTATTCAGCTTGACGCATTCGATAATACAGGTTCTTGCCGTTGGAAGTCTTATCCCGGGGCTGTATATATTGAAAAATCGTTAGGGAATACAGAAATTCCCTCAAATACTCTTTCCGAGCTGGAACAGCTAGAAAAGAAGTTTGCCAAGGTTGGAGAAGGAGAGGCGGCAAGAGTAGAAGCAGAGAAGAAAAGAGTTAGCGCAGAGGAGAAGAGAGAAGAAGCAGAAGGAAAGAGAAATACTTCTCTTGCAAATATCATTGCGGAAGAGGAGAAAATTAAGGCGGTTTCCGCTGAGGCAAAAGGGTATAAAGATAGTGTCTCAGCAGACAAGCAGGAAATTACAACCATGAAGAACGAGGCTGTTTCTGCAAAGAATACAGCACAGCAACACGCAAACGCCGCAGAGGCATCTAAGAACAGCACCATTACAGAAGGCACGAAAATCAAAGAAGCGGTTACGGCTTTAAAGAACGAAGCGAATACAGCTAAGGCAGATGCAGTAAACGCAAAGAATGAAGCTGTATCGGCAAAGAATGGAGCAAATGCGATTAAGGGCGAAGTGTTAGCCTTAAAGAACGAAGCAAATACAATCAAGGGCGAAGTGCAGGCATTAAAGAACGAAACAGAGTCAAGAATTCAAAGCGCAGAGAGTAATATCCAAAATCAAGTCATGAATGCTACATCCTCTGCAAATATGGCAGAAAGGGCAAGCCAGCAAGCGGAAGGCTACAAAATGGAAGCGGGGGTATCGGCAGAGAAGGCGAAGGAATCCGAGACAAAGACTCTTGAAGCTTTGAAGAAGGCACAGGAAGGCGGGAAGGTTGCAGGCGTTACATCCGATGAAATGCATAGCTACGTTGATACCGCTGTAGGAAAGATAAAGAGCGGAATCACGGAAGCAGAAGCTATTGCCGTCGTAGGGTCTGAATTAAAGAAAAAGGAAGTTCCGCAGAAGGATTACAAGGCACTTACAAAGACGCTTGTTAGCGGGGCATCCAGCACGTTTGAAAACATCGGGAAAAATTCTCTAGTTGACGGGGAAACGCTTTCTAATGCACTTAGCGGAGTGGCAGAGGGAGCAAAGGAAAGATTCCTTGATAAAAGCGGGCTTAATGGCGCTGTTACGCCGATTGTGGAAAATACATTAAAAGAAAAGTCCAAGGTTGACAGGAATATTGAAACGATATTCGACCATTTATTAGAAAACCCGAATAACAGAGAAGCGTGGTATGCAGGAAATAAAATTGTGAGTGGAGAAGTTCTTGATCTTGCAATAAGAAGAATTAGTAGCAATATAAGATATTACATAGAAGAAGCAGTTTCTTCTGAAAAACCTATTGCTAGTCGTTTAAGAGTGGATGAACCTCCATTAGATGTATTGGAAAGGGTGAAAAATGCAGTTGAATATGGGGGATACGATGTTATAAAACCCGGAGATTATATTGATTTAGGAACTTCAATTCCGGGAACTCCTTCAATGCGTTTTTATGTAATGGGGGTCGATACGTTTGGAGATAAACCTTGTATAGATTTTATAAGTTTCGATTACCCGGGTAAGCTTCAAGTTCCGAAAGCTGAATTAGATAGCATGACAATTTCTCCTATTACTGTGAATTCTCTTGTTGATCGTATGGTAAAGAATGATGAACGATTATATGCATTGAAACGTGCGCGGAGAGCAGGGAATATAAATTCCAAGCAAATTTCTGTTTTTGAAAAAAGCGATACAATAAATGTTAGTTATTGGACATTGGACTTCTCACATATTTATGGAGAAGTTTCGTTCATAATAGCGAGAGAAGGAGCAAACTTTCTAATTACAGGCATTCAAAGATATCCTCTTTTTCAAAAAGAGAAATTTAAAAAAACGTTAGGAAAGAGTAGGGTCCTTACATCCACAACTTCTCTTGATAACACTGCTATAATTAATGATGCGGAACTTCTAAGTTTCAAAAATAAAACTATGGTGTACAGTGAAATTCCTGAAGGTCCTGATAAGGAAAGTTTGCTTAGGTCTAGACCAATTGTTCCTATTTGTTTCAGTATTATCAAAGGTACTGCTAGATAAAGAGGGGGGGGAGACCCCTCTTTTTGCTTGGGAAAATCTACAGAAGTTCAAGGACAATACAAGAAAAAGGAAGGAGCGGAGACAATGAAAATAACAGTAGGGGAGATTCTTTCTCTTGTTGATGACGCAAGACCGAACGCCACAAGCGAGAGTCTTAAATTGCAGTTTTTAAACGAAGTAGAAGCGGAGATATTCGATAACTACATTGCTTTTCAGAGGGGAACAGAAGCACATATCAAGCCAATTCATGCGAGGGCGTATCTCCATAAAGAGAAGGATGAACTAAAGGGAAATGCCGTTACAGAGGGAAGAACAGAAAGCATCGTGACCATCATGGGGACAGACCCGTATTATATCGGGAATCCCTTAGAAAGCAGGACGAGAGACGGAGAAGCGCAGAACGAAGGCATGCGGGTAATGGAAGAGAAAGATGAAAACGGAGAAAAGAAGATTATAAGCGTGGATAGGGGGATTCCCGTTCTTGTTCCTTACACGGCGCAGGATATGGACAGCGTAGTTCTCCTAGACAGCCGTTTTAGCGGTATCTATATCGCATACCTTAAAGCAAAGATTGATTTCTTGGAGGACGAAATAGAAAGCTACGCTAACGACGTGCAGGCGTACCAAGCAGAAAAAGAGGCATGGCTTAGTTATATGAACAGATACCTTATTCATAACGAGAGGAAGCCGAGGGGGTTAATCTGATGAATTTTAAGCAAATGAATCCACTAGGGAAAGCGAAGCAGAGTATCGGCGTGTTCGGGGGACTGAATCAGTCAAGTGTCGGGGCGGATAATGAGTTTTTAGATATGAAAAACATATCGTCAAGGCTATTCCCGTCCCTTACTTTGCGTGAACCGAATTTGCCTTTTACTGAATCAGAAGAGCCTGTACAAATATTTTATAAGAATTCCTTGTATATGTTCGGGAAGAATGCGCTTATCTATGGCAAAAAAAGAATAGCATTAAAAAAGACCGTGGAATTAGACAGGGTTCTAGTCGGAATGGGCGCATATATCTGCATTTTCCCTGATAAGCAGGTATTCAACACTAAGACGGAAGAACTAACCGACATGGAATCGTCATACACGCAGGAAGGGCAAATCAGCATTGCGCCTGTTTCGGAAGGTTCAAGCTTTGTAAAGATTCAAGGGAAGAGCATCGGAAAGAATTTCAAACGGGATGATGTTGTCACGCTTTCGGGTTTTACGCAGTACACGGAGACACTGAATGCCACTAAAGCAATAAAGGAGATAGGGGATGATTTTATTGTCATTTCCGCAGTAGATGAAAACGGTGCGTTTCTAAGAAGTATCACGGAAGAAAGCGGAGTAAAGATTGTTCGTGCTGTTCCCGATATGGACTATGTTTGTGAGTTTAACAATCGCTTGTGGGGGTGCTCCAGTAAGAATCATGAAATCTATGCGTGTAAGCTTGGAGACCCGACCAATTGGAACAGCTTCCAAGGCACGGCAGCAGACAGTTATGCGGTTTCTGTCGGGAGTGACGGAGATTTTACGGGCGTTATCAGCCAACAAGGCTATGTTGTGTTCTTTAAAGAAAACTACATTCATACGATTTACGGCACGAAACCTTCAAACTTCAGCCTTGATACCGTAGAAGCGAGGGGAGTAATGGAAGGGTGCAGTGCTTCTCTTTGCCATGTGAATGAAGCGGTAATGTATGTAAGCCGTGACGCAGTGATGATATATCAAGGGGGAATGCCCGAATCGGTATCGGACAAGCTGAAAGTTAAGTGGAATCATGCCATTGCGGGGCAGTGGAGAGGGAAGTATTACGTTTATTTGAGAAAAGACAATCAAGGATCTATGTATGTGTTTGACCTTAAAAATCAGTTGTGGATAAAAGAAGCGGACATAGAAGGAAAGATATACAGCCTTGTAAACGCTTCAGGGAATCTTAATTCCACTTATGAAAAGCCTTTAAATGGCGTGTTCCCTCTTTATTCAAGAAATACAATGGCAGACGATATGCAGGACTATGAAAACACAGAATGGTATCTTGAGTCTGTGTATTTGGAAGAGGGCACGCTTGACAAGAAGAAGGTGCGTTCTCTTCAGTTTAACATTGAATTAGAGCCGGACGCAGAATGCACCGTGTACGTTCGCTATGACAATGAAGCGACGTGGAGAAGAGAAGCGTCTATTACAGCGGACAAGCGGAATACCTATCTTATCCCTGTGAAGCTAAAGCGTTGCGAGAGATATCAGTATAAACTTTCAGGGCATGGGAAATTCATCTTGTACGGCATGAGTAAGACTATCGGGAAAGGAAGCGAGCGATGAGCGTATTTACAGTTCCGAAGATTGCAATTGGAGAGATTAAGAACCTTGAAAAGGTAAAGCTGTACCTTGCGGAACTGAACAAGAAGATCCGCTTTCTTTCTGAAAATGTGGACGGTGACAATATAGTCCCGTCTGAATATCAGAAGTTTTACCAAAACGAAGAGAAAGCCGTTCAGCTTGTGCATTCTATGGACGGCTTTACTCTTGCTATGGAAGACCACGAAGAAAAGACAAGAGCGGCAATCGAGCAGACGAGCAGGGCGCTAGATTTATATGTGAAAGAAGACGATTTGCTAAACAGAATAAGCCTATCTACTGAAAAGATAAGCATAAGCGGTACGGGGCTAGAGGTCGATTCAAAGAACTTTAAGCTGGATAATGCCGGAAATCTAAGCCTTACGGGAAAAATTACTGCAGAGAGTGGCAATTTCGGGAGTTTTCAGATAGTTAATGAGGGCGGAACAAGCTTTTTAAGGGGGAATACAATAGATGCCTGCGGGCTTGGTGGGACGGTTGTAAATGTGAGAAATCGCTTAGATATAACGACAGATAAGGATATAACAGGATGTTATATAGATTTTAGTAACTGCAAAATTGAAGTAACGGAAAAAACCTATTTCGGGTGGTTTGCCTGTGATGATGTTGTGTGTGGATCTACGGTTTACGCAAATTGCGGGCAATGTAGGGATGCTTATATTGGCGGGCGTTTAAGCTGTTACGATATTTTCTCGAATGACAGAGGCATAGCATGGAGTGACAGGCGTGTAAAAAAGGATATTAAACCAATCGACAATGCTTTAGAGTATATTCTTTCCTTGCGCCCGGTGTCGTACAAGTTAAAGGATGAAGAGGGCATACATTATGGGCTTGTTGCGCAAGAGATTCTAAGCGGTGGAGACCCGTTCGGAATCGTTCACACAATGGAAAATGGCTATTATTGCGTAAACTATGAGGCGCTGCACGGCGTTATAACAAAGGCAATACAAGAGTTAAAGGGGATAAGCGATGATTTACAAGATTGAATCCCCCGACAGCATAAAGGAAGCAAAAGAAGTCGAGGGGCATATAACAAGGATCAATAGAGCGGTGCAGAATGTTTTTTCCTCTTTGGACGCTGTAGATAACTTTTCTACAGAGGAATTACAACGATACGAGGAAACAAAGCACAACATAAGCCTTTTGGATATGGGGGCAGGCGGGCTTTATACAAAGGTTGAAGAAACAGAAAAAAAGATAAAGACAGAATTAAAAGCGTCGGAGCATGGGATATCGCTGTTGGTTAGTAAGGGCGATGTAACAAATTCGATAAACCTTTCGTCTGACACATTAGAAATTAAAGGGGAACGGCTAGAGATTGCGTCCCCTAATTTTGTACTTACAGAAAATAGAGCGGTGGCAAAAGGGGAAATCAATGCCACAGGCGGAAATATTGCGGGATGGGAGATACAGAGCGATGCGCACGGCTCTTCATGGTATGGAAAAGGCACTTCAATGATAGAAGCAAGAAATATATTTGCTGACTACGGAGATGCAAAAGAGATAAACGCATATGGGGACGTATATATCAACGCAACCTTTAAGGGGAATTTTGAGGATATAAACGTTAATAATGCCAAGTTCTTAGGATCTATCTCTTGCTCTGCAATGGAGAGCAACGGAAGACTTACGTGCTATGCAATGCGCCTTCATACAACGCAAAGACAATACGGAGAAAAGATTCCAAGTAGACCCGAATATCCGGATAAGGAAGAAGTAAAAGAGTTTGACGAAACCGACAAGAACTATAAGCACTACAATACGAACTCTTCCCCTGTAGGTGGACTACTTGTTTATGACAATGTCGAGTGCAAAAGCTATTACTCAAAGCTTGCGGGGAAATCTTATTCAGACAGAAGATTAAAAAAGGATATAAGACATATAGAAACGAAAGAAGGCTATAGTCTTTTAGAAACGCTTAAGCCGTGTTCGTTTGTGTATAAGGATAGTGGAATAAGTGCTACTGGATTTATTGCACAGGAAACGCCGGAAGAATATCGAAAGGAAATAAGAGACGGGCTATTAGGGCTTGAAATGGATTCGATTACGGCTTGCCTTGATAGCGTCCTAAAGGATATGGGGGAGATATGGAAGAATTAGAAAAAATAAAGGGCTTGCTCCTGCAGAATCAGAAGATAATACGGTACGCCTCTGAAAATCTTTCCTTCGATTCCGCTTTCTCGAATGAATTTATAAAGGAATACTCGGAATTGCGAGGGAAAATATCCGAATATGAAGTTAGTCTTGAGAAGATAAGATACCGCATAAAAGGTATAAAAAGCGATATTGAATCAAGCGTAAAACTTCTTTCTGATACTCTCGAATTAAAGGTAAAAAAAGCTGACGCAGTAAAGGAGTTAAATATAGAATTATCACTCGGGAAAGGTATTAAGTTAAAAGGGGAGCGGCTAAAGGTTGATACACAACGTTTTAAGGTAAATGAAGCCGGGGTACAGTTTAAAGGAGAGGTTAATGCTACAGCGGGACGGATAGGGGGATTCTTGATAAGCGGAGACAGGCTTATAGGCGGAGAGGGGTCTTCCATAGGTTCGGGAACAATTGAGACAGCCTATATGAATATGCGAGGGGCAAACGCTGAACTAATAGATTGTAACCCGGAAGATATAACCGGAAAGAGAGTTGTATTTACCTCGAATAGAAAACTGGATAAGGAGAGTAAGAGCGGTTCGTCAACGTCCATAAAAGGGGAGTTGTCTATATCCGGTGCAATCCATGCAACATACGGATGGCAAAATGAGCGGGATTCAGACGGGGAAGAGCATGGAACATTGCCAAGCTTTTCCTTTGATGTAATAGATGTAAAAAGTATGTGCACCTTGGCCAGTGAGAGCGGGTCACAAACGCCTGCACATCGTGTTACATGTTCGCAAATCCTGGCACAAGGGAAAGACTGGTGGAGTGACGAAAGGTTAAAGGAAGATATAAAGGATCTTGATGGGGAAAAAGTAATGCGCTTGTTTCAAGCGATTACCCCTGTTGAATATTCCATGAAAGGGGAGAAAAAAAGGCATAAGGGATATATAGCGCAAGATTTCTTCTTTGCAATGGAGCAAGCTGGATTCAAGGGAATTGTAGAAAAGAATGGAAACTATCTAGCAATGTGCTATTCGGAAATTATTCCATTCAGAATCAAGATGATTCAAGAAATATATAAAAAGATAAAGGAGAGAAAGCAAAATGGAAATAAAAGAAAAGAATCTACTTAAGGCACTTGAAATGTTGAACAATGTATCTGTGGTAGGAATAGCAAATATGGCGAACATGGTAACAGCTTATCAACTGCTTACGGGTGTTGCTACAGTAGAGGAAAAGAAGGGAGAGGGCGACAATGGCACTAAGTAATTCAATCGTTGATTATTTGAATCAGAGAGGGCAAGGAAGTTCCTTTGCTGCACGAAAACAGCTTGCAAGCCAGCTAGGGATGACAGGGTATAGCGGAACGGCAAGCCAAAACACAAGCCTTTTAAATCAGCTTAGAAACAATGCAGGATTAGGAGGGAATAACACTCCTTCTGCAAATGTAACGGCAGGGCTGAATGCTACAGCAAACGCAGGGGGTGCGAATGGCGGGGCGACAGTCACAGAAAGCTATAGTTCTTCTTCCTACGGCGGGGGAAATAAATATCCTGCACGTAAATATAGCCAGTCCCAACAAGTGACAGACGCATACAATGCTTATAAGGCAAGGCTATCAAGAATGCCCGATGACTATAGCGAGTCTGACGAGGTGGAAGCAAGAAGAGAACAATTAAAGAATGTAGAGGGAAACCGGCCCGATCCGTTTAAAAGTAAATACGAAGCGCAGATTTCGGGACTGCTAGACCAAATCTATAATCAGAAAAAATTCTCTTATACGGGAAAAGACCTAAAGAACGATGACCTCTATCAGATGTATGCACAGCGTTATACAGATTCAGCCCGTAGGGCGATGCAGGACACTATGGCAAATGCACAGGCGCAGTCGGGCGGCTATGGTTCTTCCTATGCTGCACAAGTGGCACAACAGTCCTATGACAATACCATGACGGGCTTAAATGATAAGGTTATGGATTTTAGAGACAGAGCCTATCAAATGTATAGGGACGATCAAGCGAACAGATATAACCAGTTGCAGGCGTTCCAGGGACAGGACAACACCGATTACGGAAGGTATAGAGATACAGTAACCGACTGGCAGAACGACAGAAACTACTTCTTAAATGCCCTTAACGGAGAAAGAACGCATGACCTTAATGTCTATAACGCCAATACGTCGAATTACTGGAACGGTACAAACCATTTAGCAGGACAGTATAACGCTGATAGAAGCGCAGATATGGGAGTCTACAAGATGGATACCGACAATGAGAATTTCGATAGAGAAATGAGCATGAAAGAAGAGCAATGGGCGAAAGAATATGCCATGAAGAAGGAAGCGCAGGATCTAGACAATGAACTTGCAAGACTGAACATCGAAAAGACGAAGCAGGCACTAGCGGGCATGGTTCTTGGCGGAAGCCGTGGTGGTGGCGGTGGACGAAGAGGGGGAAGAAGAAAGTCGGGGAAAAAGGGCAAAGTAGAATCCGTAGCAAGAAGCGGAAAGCCGAATGTAAATGTGTTCGACTTGCTCGATTCCGCACAGCCGTACTTCAACAAGGGGGCGAATAACGTAACGGCAAAACCAACTCCGGCAATGAACGCAAAGAACGCCCTGCAAGCAGCGTATGCAATGGATGGAATTAACTACGATTTAGATACAATGCCCGACGATGCTCTTACTTACATCACAAGAAACGAGTTAAGAAAGGCAAGAGAGAAGAGAGGATTTTAACCAAAGGGGGAAAATATGGGAAGATTAAGTTCTTTATTCGACAATAAGAAGAGAGAAGAAAATAGACGTTTAATAGAGGGGTATATCTCGGAGAAAGCAAAAAGAGAAGCAATTCCACAGGGCGGATATAGAACAAACACAGGGGCTATGAATACAGCCCCTTCTTCCTATTCTCCTATAAATGCAGAAAGTTCTGTGACTACCACTCCGGCAGAGCCTAGCCTTTATGCTAAGTATAAAAGCCCGCTAGAAAATAAAGTAACCTACGGGGGAATTCACGATGCCCCTGTTTCCTTTGTGAAACCAAAACAAGCCACAGCGGAAAACACACCGCCTATAACACTTACAGACGCCGACTATGAAAAAATGTGGCAGGAGTATTCGGCGAGTCACCCGATGAGAATGCCCGAAAACTACAATGGACGTGCAGAGTTTGCCACAAACGCAAACCCGATGAGTAAGGACGATTACATGGCTCTTTTAAAAGGGGACTATGAAAAGTCCGGGGAATATAAATTCCTGAACACACTTTCGCAAGTCCCCGTTGCAGGGAAAGCCGCGCCTTTATTAGGTACGGCATGGAACATGACGCAAAGCACCTTATCGGGAGCAGAAGGTCTTGTGAATACGGCACGACAAACCTTTTCTAAAGATAAGCTAAAGCCCGAAGATATGCTGCAGGCAATGAAGGCTAACGCCGTAAGAGAAGGAAGCTTAAGGGCTTTAAGAAACAATCTAGGAATGAACCATGACGACGGGCGACTAGATACAGGGGAAAAAGTAACAAACTTTCTCGGTGGTGTTGTACTAGACGGAGCAAGTTCTGCAGCTAGAAATCTTGTGTTCGGTCCGGCAGGGCTTGCGTTAGCGGCAGGAAGTGCTACCAATCAAGAGTTCCTAGAGGATTCAGTAAATCCTAACATCACAAGAAACCAAATGCTTGCAAGTGGAGTTGCAAAGGGTGCGGCAGAAGCGGCGTGGGAGTATGCGCCGACTATGGGCTTTTTAAAGCTGTCAAAGAATGGTTTAGGAACAACCGGAAAAGAGATTGCAAAGAACGTCCTTAAGCAAATGGGACAAGAAGGCCTTGAAGAGTTCGGAACGGAGATCACCAATGATTTAACAGATACTCTTATAAAAGGTCGTGAATCCGAAGTAATCAAGGAGTATCTTGCTAGGAAAGAAAATGGAGAGAGTGACACTTCTGCAATGCTTAATACAGGCGTAAACAGATTGGGAAATGCAGGAATGAGTTTCCTTGCGGGGGCTTTGTCCGGTGGAATGTCCGCAGGAGTTGCAGGCGTAACGCATACACTCACCAATGGTGCACAGTACAATGATATAAATAACTTCAAAGAGATTGCAGAGAGTGCCGACACGACTACAGAAGAAGGAAAAGCAATTCAAGAGGTGGCCAATCGCCTTGCAGAGAAGGAAGCAAAAGGCGAGAAGATAAGTCTTGCTGAAAAAGGCTATCTTGCTAATGCCGTAGAGAATGCAGCTATCGAGGACTACAACAGACAGCAAGAGGAATGGCAAAGTAAAGACAGTCTTCAAGAAAGTAAAGATAATCACCAAGAAGAAACCGAAGCGGAAAAGCCCGGCTCTGTTCCTTATGCGCTTTTCTCAAATACAGAGGCAGGACAACAAGCGAAGCTTGAAAATGCAATCAATGAGAATCTAAGCAAGGTAAATAAAGAGAGTATCAACTATAAAAACCCTCTGCAGGAGTTTTCCAAAAACTACGATACAGAGGGAAGAAGGGCATTCATAGATAACTATGACGGGAATATCCCATTGACCGATTATATCAAGGCAAGCACACACGCTTATAACCTTGGGCGGTATAACTATAATCTTAATGGTGAAGACAGCTTAGAAAAGACTGCAAGCATGGCATTACTTTCCAAGGGGCAGAGGGAGAGTCTTTTTAAGGCGGGAGTAAAGGACTACGAGAACGCCATTAGTAAGTGGAATGTTAACTACAAAGAACGTATAGAGAAGAGGACGGGCGGGCTAATGGATAGCGTCCCGCATGCGCCGGAGAATCTGAAAAATGTATTAGGTGCGCTCGGAAAGAAGACGGGCATTCTTTTCCGTATCGTGGATTCCAAATATCAAGACGGAAACACAAGCAATGGATCCTATGAAATGGGCAAAGGAATTATCACTATCGACCTGCAGAGTGATAATGTTCTCGGAACTGTAGCGCATGAAATGACACACTGGATAAAGGAATACGCAAGCGAAGGAGAAGACCAAGGAATGTACGGATGGTTTAAGGGGCTTGCTTTAAACAGTATTCTAAAATCCAAAAACACGAATTTAGATTCCCTTATTGAAACCTATAAGCAGTCCTACGGAAATTTATCCAATGAGGAAATCACGGATGAAATCGTTGCGGATTCCACTATGCACTTCCTAAATGACGAGGAATTCATCAACAAGTTAGTGAATGGAACGGAAGAGCAAAAGAGCCTCGGAATGAAGGTTGTTCAATGGCTAAATGATATTATCGAATCGTTCAAGGACTTAATCAGCCATAGCGGGGAGCGACTGGCGAGTAGGGCGCTAAGAGAAGACCTAGCGAGATACGAAGAGACTAGGGACGCTTGGCTTGTTGCTATGTCAACAGCAAAGGAGAACATGGCGCAATATGAAGCGGTAACAGAAAACAGCGACAGCGGAGAACTGTCGCAAGTTCAGTTGCAGAAAATTATTGATCAAGGAGAAGCGCACGAACAATTACTTGACCATATCTATCAGACAGGCTCTCACAATAATCAATATGTTTATATTCAAGAGACGCCGAAAACCCTTACTAAGATTTTGGGAATTGATACTTTACCTATGGTTATGAATATAGAACATATAGTTTCCGTACAGGCAAAAACCAAAACTGAAATACAGCAAAAGTTAAATTTGACACCGCAACAAACACTAGAAACATCACCGCATAGTTTAACTGCAAAGGAAATATTAGACGATATAAAAGCAATCGATAATCCTGCATTTATTATTAGGTCGGATGACCCAAAAAAGGATTGTAGCTTTGTTGTGGTGACGAATAAAACAGATAGCAATGGGGACAGAGTTATTGTGGCTGTACAGCCTTCCGATAACTTTAATTATTCAAAAATTAGTATTGTTTCAAATAGAATTAAGTCGTTATATGGGAAAGAAGAATTCGGAACTTATTTAAAAGGACACAAAAATGACTTATTATATATTGAACCTAGCGAAAGAAAGAAACATTATACTTACAAAAATACAAACACAAAAAATAACAGAGGCACAGCCCCAGCTTCTCTAAGCCTGGTCTTACCCGCAACCTCTGTCGTTGGTTTTAATCTAGCACGCTTTCAGATGGATGTCAACAAGATTCTTCAAAATGTAGACCCGAAGTCAAGAAATAATTCGACTAAAGTTGAGCCGTATTTTCAGACTGAATTACAAAACTTTGTGAATTCACAGCCAAACAATACTGGAAACACAACATCGGGAACGAACACTCTTCATCAGCTGGACATTTCCGAAGAATACTATAACAGCCTTGTAGAAGAGAATGAAAACCTAAAGGAAGAGAATAGCTATCTGTCCGATGTGCTGAACGCAGAAACAAGATTCGAGCCGTCAAGGAGCGATGTAAACCGCATTGCAAGCGATTTACTTTCACAGTACAATTCGCAGTTTAGCAAGGCAAAGCTTGCGGATCAGCTAAGCGGTTTCTATAAGTATCTTAACGAGGCAAGAGATATTGAAGGTGGAGAGGTGCGGAATGTAAGCCGTGCAATTGCGAGAGAGGTTATAGAGAATGCCACCTACAAGGAAGATTCCGAAGTGCAGGACTATAATAAGATAAAAGAGTTCTTTGGCGGAAGACCGATATATATTACTGAAAAGGAATTGCACGACCTAAGATACGAGAAATTCGGAGACCTTAGAAAGCAGTATTTCGGAAAGATTGATTTCAGAAAAGCAACAGTAGATAACGGGGGAAATGCAGACAAGGTATATAAGAGTTTTGCAGAAGCGTTCCCTTACCTTGTTGCAGGCGATAAAACCTATTCCGACGAATTGAATAAGCTTATCGAAGCATACGAAATGTCTATCCCTAAAGTGTATGAGGCATTCCCCGGAGAAGAGCAAGAACACGCAGTAGATAGGCTTTCCGATGAAATATACGACGCTTTTCTTTCTGTTGGAGATGAAAGACTTTATCAGAAGTATAAGGACGGCTATAAGAAGATAAAGGAAAAGGCAAGGGCGGAAGTACAGGCAGAGTTTCAGAAGAAGTATAACAAGGCGCTTGATAAGATTAAACAGCTTAGAAAAGACTATGAAAATAGTCTTATTAGCCATGAGGAATTTATAGACGCAGAGTCTAGGCTCCTAAGCCGTGGCGGTGCGGAGTATCAAGCCCGCCTTGAAATGCATAGAGCCTACAGGCAGAAGCAGGAAGAGCAACGCCATAGACAGATTTATAAGAAAGAGATTGTAAGGGATAGTAAAGCCTTGATGAAGATGGCAGTAAGTCCGACCGATAATCTCCATGTACCGAAGGTGCTACTAAAAGACCTAGTGCCGGTGCTTTCCGCTGTAGATTTTTCCTCTTATGATGCTTTCTATGAGAAGAAACCGAAAATTGATATGACAGCAAATGAATTTAAGACGGCACTTGCGACACTAACAAGCAGGATTCAAGAGGCAGAGAATAACGGGGATGTTTTCACAGAAGAAAACGGGAAGGGCGTATACTTCCCCATTGATCCAAGCTTAGTAGAAGGGCTTAGCGAGATAAAGGACGCTGTAGAAGGAATCGGTGGAAACATGAACCGATTAAGTACGGAAGACCTGCAGACTTTGAGGGATAGCCTAAGAGGGTTCAAGCACATAGTAGAGAGCCAAAACAAGTATATTTCCATGCAGAGCAACGAAAGAATCAGCGATGTGTCCAATGCTGTAATAAGCGACCTTAAGAAAGAAAAGACAGGCTCAGAGTATGGAAGGGGTATAGGCACAATAAAGAACGGCTTGCAATTTAATATGCTGGATCCGCTTAGCTATTTTCACACGATGGGAGATGGCGGAGACAAGATCTATAAAATGCTTAGAAATGCAAGGGATAAAAAGACACTTGCATTTACGGACATTATGGACAAGTACCATGAAGGTATGGAAAAATTGGGAATCACTCCAAAGGATACAAAGATCCTATCAAAAGAAAAGGTGCAGTTTATGGCTACAAGTTTAGGCGATATGCAGGAACATACTGTAGAAATGACCAAGGCGGGCTTAATGTCAATGTATCTTTACACATTGAGAGACCAAGCAAGAATGCACCTTTTCGGGGAAATAACAAATAGCGAAACAGGCGAACGGCAAGAGGGCGATTTCAAACTTGGCGGTTTCATAATCAAGGAAAATCCGGGAGGAATTCTTGGAAAAACCACCAATGCTGCAGAGACTTATAAGCTGTCCGCAAGAGAAACAGAAGCGATTATAAAGGAACATTTGGGAGAAAAGGAAATTGCGCTTGCTAAGTTAATAGGAAGCCTTCTTTCTAATGATGTTGCAATGTACGGAAATGAAGCAAGTAATGCGGTTTACGGCTATGATAAATTTACGGAAAAGAACTACTTCCCGATTAAGGTGGATAGCGATAGCCTTACTATGAAAAATTCAGACCTTGAAAAAATGATGTCTACCCTAAAGAACAAGGGCATGACAAAAGCGCTGCAGAAGGAAGCGTATAACCCTATTGTCATTGATGATATTTTTGATGTAATGGTAAAGCATATTGACGAAATGACTTCCTACAGTGCATATTTTCCTGCAATTACTGATATGCAAAAGTTCTACAATATGAGTAATGAAAACGGCGATTCCGTACACAGACAGATATCCCGTGTCATGGGCAAGGGTGGAACTGACTACTATATGAATCTTCTTAGAGACTTAAACGGAAGCCGTGGAGAAGATACAGACATAGGAAAAATGGCTTATGGACTTGCGGGCTTATACAAGGGGGCTTTAATCGGCAATAACTTGCGAGTAGCGGTGCAGCAACCTATGTCCTATATGAGAGCAATGGGAGCAATAGAAGCGAAATACCTTATGCAGGGGCTTAGCCTTCCTGTAACAGAAGCAAATAATGAGTGGGAACTTTGCCAAAAGTACGCTCCTATAGCAAAATGGAAAGCTATCGGAGGATCCTATGATATAAATCTAGGACGAAGCACACGAAGCCTTATGACGGGAGAAACAGGCGTACGAGACAAGATGAATGCCGTTAGTTTTTATCTTCTTGAAAAGGGAGACGAGGGCGCATGGAAGCGATTTTGGTATGCGGCAGAGAAAAAAGTCGAAGCTACGACAGACCTTAAGAAGGGGACAGAAGAATACTATAAGGCAGCTGCAGATATATTCAATGACATAGTGGATAAAACACAGGTAGTTGATACCGTCTTAAACAGAACAGACGCAATGAAGGACAAAACAGCAATGGCAAGAACTGCGACCTCATTTATGAGTGAGCCATCAAAAACCTACAATATGATGTATCGCTTAGCCTATGATGTGAAGAGGGGAAAAGCTACTGCCGGAGAAGTGGGAAGTGTTCTGTCCAGTATATTGGTAAGTAGTGCTATGGTATCGGCTGCAGCGTCTGTGATTTCTGCAATGCGTGACAGGGATAAAGAAAAGAAGTTCGGGGAAAGATGGTTAGACCATTTCATTGAAGACTATCTCAATAATATTAATCCTATTTCATGGGTTATTATTGCAAAAGACGGACTATCGATGTTAGAAAACTTTTTCCAAGGAAAGCAATTTTATAGCAATAATATTGCAACAAAACCACTTGAGGATGTGCTGGGCGCAATTAAAGAGATAAATGATGTCGCAACAGGAAAGAGTAAGAAAACTTGGGTGGGTGCAGGATATAAAGTATTAAAAGCATTTAATGTTGGCGGAATATCCGCATACAATTTAGCCAGAGATACTGCAGCAATCTACGATACAATTATCTATGACAGTCCGCTTGCCAATGTAAAATCGCAGTTTGAGAGAGATGAAATGTTGTTTAAGGCGAGTCACCAAAACAGCAAGGGGGTATATGACAATCTTAATCGCCTTTTAAAATCTGCATTAAAGGCTTACACATTAGGCGATACAGAAACAGGAAACTACATTGTAGATAAGCTGAAAAATCAAATCCCGGATGATGTTGTCAATGAAGCCTTGCAAAGAAACTTGTCAAAAGACGAAACAATATCCGCTATGGCTGAGAAAAAATTAAACGGCGAAGATTATACAGAAGAAAAGGAAAGTTTGTTAGAGCAAAGCTATACAGAAGAAATGATAAACAAAGCTGTAGATAGCGCCTATTCAAAGCTGAAGCCGATAAGTAATGAGGATCTAGCGGAAAGCCTTTTCGAGCAGTCGGAAGGCTATGAAGATAGCCTATCCGCTTATGTCGAGTACCAAAGAGGAAAGGGGACAGATGATAAACAGATAAGAAGCAGTATAAAGAGTGCTGTAACAAGTAAGTACAAGAAGCTTTATCAAGACGCAATAGGAAATCCGGCTGTATCGGATGAGATTTTGAAAAAAATATTGCGGATTACCTACGACGGAAAACAACTTTATACGGAAAAGGACTTGAAACAGTGGGCTAAATAGTAAAGAGGGGGCAAGGAAACTTGCCCTTTTCTTTTTTATTGCGAGGGAATGAAATCACCCTTAACGCTAGTATGAAGAAAAAGCCTATAGGGTAGAAAGGGGGAGAGTGAATGGAAATCATCACAAATAGCACGTTCATCTTGGGGATCACAGGGGCAATCTTTGCAAGTAGTGGATTTTGGGCGTTCGCCTTATATGTATTCCAATCACGGCAGAGGGTAAGCGACCATGACAAAGCAATACTTGACTGCTTGAAAGGCTTAATGAATACAAGAATTCGAATTCAGGCAGAAGAATATATTGCCCGTGGAAGTATAACGTACGCTGAATACAGGGAACTAATCGAATATCTATACAAACCATATAAAGCAATCGGCGGAAACGGTCTAGCGGAAAAAGCAATCGGAGAAGTCGAAAAATTACCTATAGCATCATGAAAGGAGAAAGAACATGGATTTTGGAATTGGAGCAGTGGTAGCAATCACAGTAATCACCTACCTAATCGGTATGGGGTGCAAGGCGTGGGAGAAACTGGATAATAAGTTTATTCCCGTGATTTGCGGATTTGTCGGGGCAATCCTTGGAGTTGTCGGGATGTACACCATGCCGGATTTTCCTGCAAAGGATATTTTAAACGCCGCTGCAATTGGAATCGTAAGCGGTCTTGCTTCCACAGGAGCAAACCAAGTAAAGAAGCAGTTATCTAATTAAGAAAGGAGATACTACCATGAGTAAGAATGCACCATTTGAGAGATACGAAGGAATTGATGAGGACGCAAAGCAGCAGGATATCCCAGTTCCCAGCAAGGGGCAGGCTGATAATTCTGTGCACCCTGTCGGCTATGGTCGAGGAGTCGGAGAAGAGGACAAGGAACACGGCCCGGGTGTAACACCGAATCCCGATAAGACGACTGGTCCGGGAGTGAATCTGAAGAAGTAAGGACTAGGGGGAGCGGTCAAGTATCGTTCCCCTTTTTTGAAGAGTTGAGAAAAGTTAAGAAGAGTTGAGAAAAGTTGAGAAAAAAGTTTCTCATTTTGGAAAGGAGGATGCATGAACTCTTATCAAAGAGGGCAGAAAGCATTGTGCGGAGATTACTTTAAATTTACCCCGAATGGGGCGGATCAATTTAAGCGTGCCGGGCGGTGGCATACAAAACCACAAGCGGGCGATGTATCGTTTTACTTTAGCACAGAGAAAAATAGAATAGCTCATGTTGGTATAGTCGATGGTGTCATAGCACAGGATTTAGAGACACTGGAAGGAAATACATCCGGTGCAGAAAGAGACAGAAACGGCGGAGAGGTTCGGAAGAAGAGATATAGTAATTTTAAGGTTGCACCGAGAGCATGGATCTGCGGATTCGGAAGACCTGTATATGGAGATGATACTTGCACCGTAGAGGAGCTACTAGAGGTTGCAAGGAATGAAATCGGCTATGAGGAAAAGGCATCTCCAAATAGCCTCGATGATAAACACGCAAATCGAGGGAGTAAGAACTATACTAAATACGGAATGTGGTACAACGGAGGAAAGGCACTATCCGAATACTGGTGCGCAGAATTTGTAAGCTGGTGCTTTTATCAAGCTTGTAAGCTCCATCAAGAAAGAAAAGCCGCTGCAACGCAGCAGGAGCCCCGTTTAGAGGGTTGGAAACAGCAGCAGGATAAATGGCTATACTACAAGGATGGTGTTCCTGTTAGCGAAAAATTTGAATACATAAATGGCCGTTGGTATGCGTTTGATAATGCCGGATTTATGATTAAAGGTTGGCTTGATACAGTCGATGGTTGGTACTACCTTGGCGAGGATGGTGGCATGCTCTCTTCTCAGTGGCTGCAGGATAAAGGCAAGTGGTACTATCTTACTAAGACGGGCTTAATGGCGACCAATGCAAAAATAAAAAAGGCACGAGGAGAAGGTTTCGACTATGTGGGAGCGGATGGGGCATATAATGCTTTTCAATCATCCATTCCGTTTCGTGACAAAAACAGATTAGAGATAGTCGAATAAATCAAGGAAATATCAGCCTGTACGAGATAAATTCCGTGACAAAATTCGTGACAAAATTGTTCGGTTTTTTGCAAAAAACTATAGGTTTGTAGAAAAAAGTTCGAGAAAAACAAAAGAAGAAAAAGCATCAAAAAAGCACGATTTTAAGCCATTTCCGAAGTGATTAGGTTTAAAAACGTGCTTTAAATTTTTGCATAAAAAAATCGAGGTGACAAGATTCGAACTTGCGACCCCCTGGTCCCAAACCAGCTGCTCTACCAAACTGAGCC